GCGGTATCTTCCCGCGTACTACGCATCGTCATGTTACTTCCTCCCGCGCTTGACATCGATGTTGACGTATCCGTCACCCGCATCCTGGATCTTCTCCATGTAGCGGGCGGTGTCCTCCAGGGTGGCACCGAGGCGATTGGATGCCCTCACGGTGCCCTCATCGAGGCGGATACGCCTACTGGGAGTGCGCGACTGCCCAGCAACGACCGGCTTTCGGGGTTCCGGCTCACCCTTGGAGATCTTCGAGGCCATCCGGGGCATCTCTGCCACCAGGCGCTTCTCGACCTCCTCGTAGAACTCGGCGCTGGAGGGGTCATATCCCTCGGTCACCAAGTCGTCGGAGATGGCCACTGCCGCCGCCGTTGCCAGCCTGTCAGCGTTGGCACCCCGGCCAAACCACGGATTGGAATCCATCCACTCCTTGGTCGCGGGGGCAAGCTGCTGCGGGGCCTGCGGGGCCGGAGCCTGTGGCGCGGGGGCCGGATCCACCTTGTTGCTGCGCTCCCAGGCATCGAGGGCCTTGAATTCAAGGCGGGCCTCAATGAGGTCATTTTGCGCCGCGAGGATGGCGTCCCGATCTGCCGCGTCGTAGGCATCCTGGAACCGCTTCTCCGCCACCTTGATCTTGTCCTGCAAACTGTTGCGGTAGACCGTGTGGGCGGATGTCTCGGTTCCCTTGGCCTTCTCCAGGGCTTCTGCTGCTTCCTTGGCCTTGACCTCGGCGGCAACTTCAGCCCTGCTAGCCCTCTCTTCAGCGTCCTTGACACGAGCGAGGAGTTGCTTTATCCGCTTCTCCGCACGATGTCCGACTTTCTCTTCCTCCGGGGCATTTTCGACGGGGGTCGCGTCGGCCTTCGGAGTTTCGGTGGGGGCTACATCCACCTCGACCCAGTCTTCTTTGTTTTCCACAGTTGCGATCCTGCGTTACGCATTCCCAAGATACTTGAAACGAAGTGGGTTGTCAATACCCTACTCGTTTATACGGGCGGGATCCTGGATTACCGCCAGTACTTCATCGTCGTTGAGCAACAGGAATTTTACGCCACCATAGGAGAACTTTGCTCCAGAGTAGCGCGGGTAGAGAATGTAGTCCCCCACCTTGCACCAAGGCTCGTCGCCCATATCGCCGCGAGAGTAGGCCATGGGGCCCACCGCCTTCACCTGCCCGACGCTGCGAATGAGATCCATCGTCTCGATGGTGGCATCCGGGATGATGATGCCCCCCTTCGTCTTGGGGGCATTGGGGATGGGGCGCACCAGGATTCGCCAGCCCCTCACCGTAGGGAGGTCGGCGGGATCCGGGATAGTAGGGTCGGTCCACCAAGTGGTGTTACCCGCGCTCTTCGCTGTCGGCATCTGCATCGACTATTTCCTCCAGTAGTTGGATCGCCGCCAACATACCAGAGGAGTAGCCTACGTGCCACTGATAACTTTCAAAGGAGTCGGCCCGCCCCTCTATTAGGTCCAGGGCGAGCCGTTTCCTTTTCTCTTCGACTGCTCGACGGAAGTGATTTAGCACTTGCCGCCCTTCATGTAGCCACCCTTGGCCATCTTCGGCATCATGCCCTTGGGCATCATACCCTTGGCGGGCATCTTCGCCATGCCGCCCTTCTTGTAGGTGCCCATGTCGTCACCCCGGAGGGTAGCGCGCTTGGCACGGGCGGAGAACTTCTCGGAGGGCAGCGCGGCGGGATTCCCCATCTTGCCACCCTTCATCATCGGCTTCTTCATCATTGTTGGCTCCTCAGTAGTATTTGGCGGGACGGGTGCCCCGCTTCTCACAACCGCCGCCCTTCACGCTACCGCCCTTGGCGTAGCGAGGGCCTCGGGTGATGGTGGCGGCGTCGGGGTTGTTCTTGTCGCTGCGCGGCGGCGGAGCCTTGGCGCGAGCGGCTGCACGGTCCTTGGCCTCCTGCGCACGACGCGCGACCCCGGCGGCAACATCCTTGTCCAGTTGCTCCAGGAACTGGGTCTGGCGATCCGGCTCAGGGGACTTCCGCCCAAGATCCGGCATGCCGCGAAGCTCATCATCGTTCCCCGTGGGAGCGCTGCGAAAAGGCACCGAACTACGATTGCGTTCCACTTTACCACCCTCCTGGTAGGCGGGACCCTTTGCCCGCATGGCCGACGACAGGAAACCACTACGGTCATCCGCCCGGTTGAACTCCTTAGCGACCTTGCCGGGGACGCCAACGCGCTTGGCAAAAACGGGGTCGTGGGCCGCCGCCGCCATCATGCGGGCCTGGCCAAAAGACTTACTGGGCACCGGTTTTCCTCCCGATTGCGGAGACGGCCTGAGTGGCAGCACGGCGCACACCCTCCGTATCCTTCTGCTTGATCTTGAGCCCCTCGACATAGCCCTTCTGGTCCTGGGCCTGCTGGCGCAGGTCGAGTTCGCGGTTGCGCACCGCAAGCTGGGCCGCGTGGTTGAGCATCTTGTCCTCGTGCTCCTTGGCACGAAGCTGAAGCTCAGTCATGCCCAACTGCAGCGTGGGATCCTGGGGCTGCTGCTGCGCCATGGCCTGCTGGATATGCATGGTGGCAACCTGCTGGGCGGCCATGGCCTGGGCCTGGTCCCCGGGGACACCCTGGGCCATCGCAGCCTCGGCATACTGCATGAGCATATGCTCGCGGATGTTGGCCTGGAGGAGCGGGGCCACCTGGGCAAACACGGGGGAAGCCCCGCCCATGGGATCCTGGAGGAAGGCCATCTTGGCCATGATGTGCGCCTGGTGGTCCTGGCCCGGGAAGGCAGCGATGGGCATCCCCTTCGAGAGCACCATGATGTCCTCAAGGGGACCGAGGGGCTGGGGCTGCTGCTGCGGCGGCAGGATCTTGTCGACGTTCTCGACTTCCATCGCAGTGTAGACGCGCTTGTAGATTTCGCGCATGTCGTGCATCTGCGGGTTCTGCGACGCCACCTGCAGGAGGGTGGTAGCCCGCGTGAGGCGGTGGGCATTCGACGGGGTGTTGGGATCCGACGAGGGGATGATGTCGACCTGCGCCGCTATGTCAGCAAGGAAAATTTGGCGCGGGGCCCCCTGGATATCGTAGGGGTAGGTGTTGAGGTAATCGCGGTCGATGCGCCGGAGGATCTTGAACTCTTGCTTTTGGGCGGCGTGGATGCGCTTGTGCGTGGCACTAAAGAATTTGGTGCTGGCTTCCAGGAGTGCCAGCGTGGTGCCCACGGGGCCGTAATTGGTAGAATCCGCAATGACCTGCTCCGTCGTGTCGGCAAACTTCTGGCCGGCCCCCACCATCTTGTCGTGGAGGGCGAGGAGGGTCTGCGACGGCTCCTTGTAGGGGAGGGGGTAGATGGCCTTGGAGATATCCTGGAGGGTGGCATCCACGTCACGCCACTCGCCGGGGGCGATGGGATCGTTGGCACCCACGACGCGCATGCTCTTGAGCTTGAAGCCGCCCTGCAGGTTGGCGAACATGCCCGCGTCCACCAGCGCCCGCATGGTGAGGGTGGCCGTCTTGGCGAGGGAGCCGATGAGGTGGATGAGGCCCAGCCCGTAGAAGCCCATGGTGGGCACGTAGCGATAGTGGACGAACCACTCCAGCTTGCGCTTCTGGGGGTCGTTGGGATCCCAGTTACGGCGGATGGAGAGGACGCGCCGGGTGCCCGAATCCACCGTGACGACATACGGGAGGTTGGCGTCATCCTCCAGCTTGAAGTAGCCGTGGTACTCGTAGAGGACGTGGGCCCTATAATTGGTGGGCTGTGCCACGCCCTGAAGCTCATCCACCTTGGCGGCAATGGCATTCTGGTCGATGAGGCCGGGGGCCCCCAGGGGAACGTCGCGGTAGAGGCCCGAAGCCATATCGGCCTTGAGGTCCTCGTCGCCCCTATAGATGATGTGGGTGTAGCGATCAGCCCTCCGGAGGTCGGGGGCATTGTAGCTCACGACGAACTGGTCGACGGGGACATACTCAGCGATGGGCCGCCCGATGCCGTTGTCGAAATAGAGCTTGCGGAAGCAGGAGCCCACGAGGGGAAGGGCAAAGAGGAGCCGCTCCGTCTCGTCGAAATACTCCACCATCTCCTCAAGAATCTGGTAGTTGAGGAACTCCTTGAGGCGCGCGGCAGCAGCTTCCTTCTCGGGGGTGGAGTTGCCCCAGATGCGAGTGCGGACGGGGCCGGCAGCCGGGAAGAGTTCCTGGACGGCCTTGCTCTGGAACTTCACCACGTTTTCCAAAAGGAGGGGATGGTGCGCGGTGCATGCGCCCTCGAAGGGCTCCGCCGTCTCCTCGATCTTGAGCCCCAACTCCTCCATGCCCTTTACGATGAGGTTTTCCCATTCGGCGCGGGAGTCAAGGTCGGCCTTCACGTTTTCGCAGATGGTGCTGCCCATCATCCCCAGTTCGGATTCACTGAGGGTTTCCGCCAGGTTGGCGTCGTGGGACTGGTCAAACGAAGTTTCAACTTCGTCGACGCCATCGTCCAATTCAACGATGGTGCCGCGCAACCCCAGGACTTCCGAAGGCATGCTGTTTTCAATGGCCATGCCGCATCATATCACGAAACGCCGGGGTAATCAAGCCCTCCAATACGTCCTCCTTTTGCGCGCGGGTTCCTCCTCCCCCACGTTGTCATCCTGGTTATAGAGGGTGTAGCTATCGCGGAGGTAGAGGAGGGCCATGGTCATGGCGTCCACCTGGTCGTCGTTGCGCCCCTTGGGGAACGCGAGGGATTCCTCCACCAGGTCGTAACTCCAGGTTTGCTCCTCGGGGAACCAGACCCGCCCCGACACGAAGAAGCGCATGATGGCGTGTACCCTGGCCATCTTGTCCTGCCCCTTCCCCGGCACGTAGGGCATCACCGGCAACCCAGCCCGCTGGAGGTCGGGGTAGAGGACTTCGCCGGAGGCCTTCTTCTCCACGATGATCCTATCGGGGTTGTACTTCTTGGCCAGTTGGCGGGCCTGCTCCAACAACTCGGGGTACTCCCATTTGCCCCGCCGGTTGGCCAACAAAAGGGCATTGGGCACATTAAACTCCTTGCCCCGGCTGTCCTCGTACCCGGTGGTGAAGATGCCCCAGACCTGGAGGACGCTGTAGTCGTTGGTCTCCTTCTTGCCGAAGGCGGTATCCGCGCTCATGATGACGCTGTCGCAGGAGGGCAGCGGCTTGTCCTTGGGCCACCACTTGATGTTCTCCACCTTGATGAGGTTGCCCTCTTCGCCGGTGGGCTCCTGCATATAGAGGGCGTTCCACTGCCCCCGGGGCATCGTGGGGTCATCCCGCAGCCCCTTGAGGTACTCGGCGGGCCACCTCTCGGGCCAGTAGGACTCCTCTTCCTCGGTCAGCGCCGGGATGGAGAGTACCTGCCATTGCTCGGCGCGGGGGTCATCCTCGGCGTTGCGGAGGAGCCAGCCGGCCAAATCCTCTTCGTGCCACCGCGTGGTGATGATGAGGATGCGCCCATCAGGCTGCAAGCGGGAGCGAAGGCCGCCCGGCCACCAGTTCTTGACGAACTCGCGGGCGCTCTTCGACATCGCATCCTGCTCGCTCAAGGGGTCGTCAATGATAGCAAGATTAGCGCCCCTACCTGCAATGCCAGCAGTAATACCAGCGGCGACATATCTACCTCCCTGTTCCGTATCCCATCTGTTGGTGGCCCTACTATCACTTTTGATGCGCGTAGGGAAAAGCTTCTGGTAGTCATCCGACATCACGAGGTTGCGGGTGTCGCGCCCGAAAGCGTTAGCTAGCTCCTGCCCGTAGGAAACTCCCATGACCTGCCACGTGGGGTGCCGCCCCAATACCCATGAGGGGAAGAGGACGGAGCCGTTGACGCTCTTCATGCTACGGGGTGGCATGAAGATCATGGCGCGGGCGCGGGGTGTCTCCTCCACATATTGCAAAAGGGCGGCAATCTTCTGGATGTGCTCCCCGTCCACGAAGCCCTCGGGGAGAATCCACGGGGCGGCATACTGCAAATAGGCGTAGTAGGACTCGCGGGCCTTGGCCTCCGCCAAGAGTTGCAGCTTCTCCAGGAGAGCGTCACTCAAGGGACACCCCCGCAATCTTGGCCAGGCGCTTCACCTCTTCTACCTCTTGGGCCTTGTCGCCCTGCAACCTGGAGGTCACGTTGAGCACGGCTTTCTGCTCCACGAAGAACCCGAGGGACTTCCCCAGAAGCTCCATGGCCCTGTTGGCTCCCGCGTAATCCCCGTCGCCCATCGCCTTGTCGTAGATATCCTGGAGCTTCTTGTGGTAAATTTCGCGGGTGAGGTCGGCGCGGAACTGGTCCCGCTCCAAGAGGGTGCGCAGGCGCTTCTCGATGCGGGGCCGCTGGAGCCACCTCCTTCCGATCTCCGCCGGGTGGTTCCCGGAATAGCCGGCGGCCAACAAGGCCCTCTTGGAATCTCGGTGGATGGCGTACTCCCTGCAGAAGATTTCCTCCTTGGTGGTGAGGTCCATGCGGCGGGAGTCGCGCCAAGCCTTCAGCGGGGGCATCACCTCCACCTCGCGCTGGGCTTCCTCCATGATGGGGTTTTCTTCTTCCTTCATGATACACTCGTGAGAACGTGGTTATTGACAAAGGATTTGAGTCGGCGGACCTCGACGCAACTGCGCCCCGATTTGCTCTCGCGCCCGTTCTTGCGCCACTCCAATCCGCACTTCCGCAGGTCCTCGCTTATGCGGATCATCCGATTGCGTAACTGCAAGGAGTTTTCTGGCCAAAATTTGGAGGGCGAGGCGTGGGGGGCAAGTACCGCGAGGAGTTGAGCCCAGCTACCATACCACACTTCCTTCTCCTTCATCAAGGAAATGAGTGCCTGGGCCACATCGTTGTGCTCCACGAAGTGGGCGCTGGCCTCCTGCTTGTTGTTGGAGTACGCGGTGAGGAAGCGCTCCCCCGCGTCGGGCCCCAATCCCGCGAAGGCCCACCGGGCGAAGTTGGCCATGCGCGGGGCCTCGCTCAACCTCACGGAGGAGAAGCCCTCTTGTGCCTTGCCCACGCAGTCGAAGATGGCCCCCAGCAGGAGGGGCATGTCCATCTCGAATTGGTGCCAGAAGGTGTCGTCGTCCATGCGATCCCTGGCGGGAATAGCCGGCAACTCCACGTTGATACTACGGGATACGAGGTCCTCGCGCTCCGCGAAGGCGGGGATGCCGTTGAGCACGATGGGCCTACACGCCGTGAAGGCCGCCTCATCACTATCGGTGTAGAGAGCCCTACCGCCGAGGGCCCCAGTGCCGGTAGAGATACGGCACAGGGAGTCGCTGAGGTTGTGCTGCAAAGTGGATACGTTGTCTACCGCCACCACATAGGCGTTCTTGACGGCGGCCACCAAATCCCTGGAGTTACTGGGCGGCTCCCTCATATCCCTGGCATGGGGATCCACCAACCGGCGCAAAAGGCGCGTAGTGGTACTTTTGGAGGAGCCCTGCTCCCCGTTGATGATGAGGACGGGGAAGGGGCCCCCCACCTTGAAGGAGCCCACCAACCAGGCAGCCAACAGGTAGAGGTCATCCTCCTTGCACCTCACGTGCTTCCTCAAGAGGGCCAAGAGGTCCCCGCCCCCTTGGGGCCTAACCTGCGGGAGCATCCCATTCGGGCGGTAGAACCGGGGGACCTCGCCCGTAGTCCTCACGGTTTCCCATTTGCCGCCGCGCCACCTCGTCATCTCGCGGGTGTCATCCCCAAAATCGTAGTAGAGGTCGCCGCTAGTGCCTCCCACCCGCACGAATGCCGGAAGGATGCGCTGGGATGCCAGCGCCGTCCCTATGCAAAAAGCCTTCATCTCCTCCAGCGCCTTGGCACTGGGGAGCTTGCCGGGGGCACCCCGCGCCGCCAGCATGTAGAGGATGCCGGTAAAGGCCTCGCTCTTCACGGGCACCGTGTGCCGGATGTCATCCATCCACAGATCCACGAATACATCTCCGTTGGGGGTCCTCCACGGCTTCACCGCATGGGCCACCAGCTTGTAGAGCCCGGCGGGCCCCAAGATCATTGATTCCTTCTCGTCCATACATCCTCCTTGAGGGGCCCCCTACGTACCACCTTGTGGGCGGCGGCGCAATCCCCTCCCCCAAAACTTTGCATACTTGACGGCTGCGCCGTCCCTGTGCTATCATGATGAGGACCCCCCTCCCACCCCCAAATCAGTTTGTTTTACGTTTGTTAACCTTCACCCCTACATCTTTTGTTGCGGGGCGCTAACCCCTTGAAATTAAAGGAAGGGTGAAGGTTGTGAAGGTCCCGCGCCCAAATTTCCCCCATCTTTCCCCGCCCCCCACACATATACCCCTTCTCTTTGGGGAAATGTGCCTTCACAACCTTCACAACCTTCACCCGCCCAGCAATATCAAGCACTTACGGGGTGAACCCCCGGCCCCCTAACCTTCACCCACCTTCACCCCCAAAGAACAAAGAGGGAACCACCCGCGCCCAAAATCCCCCGGGGGCTGCAACAATCCGTAACAATTTGTGATCACGTGGGGGTTGCGCCCCTCACCCCCTCCAAGTACCTTGGCGGCGTTCCATCCCGGAACATGGCTGTGACCCCGCTGGGGCCGGCCACCCACCACGTTTCTTTCAGTCCTGTCAGCTACCCCACTCACCCCCGCCCAATAACCCTACACCTAGTGGGGCTACTGGGTGGGGGCCTTTTCCCAAAGGATCCCAAATGCTCAAACTTGAAGGGTACGATGAGGCCATACTGGGTGAAGCCACGGTGTGGCAACGCCAGGGCGCTGGTGCAGAGCCGGTGGACACCCTCATCTACAGCGGCCCCAAAATCCTCAACATTCTCATGACCCGCGATGGCATGGAGGAGGATGAAGCCCACGAATTCCTGGAGTTCAACATCGCCGGGGCCTACGTGGGGCCCGACACCCCCATCATCGTGTGGCACCGCCCACACACTGAGGTCGTGTGGCACCACCTTTACACTGAGGAGTCCTAAGCATGTCCAAGGCTGAGGTACAGCGCCAGTTTGACTACGCGGTGCGCCAAATCGTCAAGCAGGGCTGCCCCGCCTACTGGCCCAAGAAGGGGTGCGCCTACCGCATGGAGAAGGGGGACACCACCCTGAAGTGTGTGGTGGGTTGGCTCATCCCCGACGCCTACTTCAAGAAGCGCCCGGAACACGTATTCGACCACGTAGTTAAGGAGCTAAACCCTTCCGTGTATTCCTACCCCCGGATGAAGCCGTTTGCCCGCAATCGGAACATTCTGGAATCACTCCAGCAAGCCCACGATGATGCGGCAGAGCGAGTTGGTTCAGGGTCGGCATTCGTGGCATCGTTTCTCCTCGACGCTCGCGATGTTGCCCAAACTCACGGCCTCAAGTGGAACTTCGAGTGGCCCACTGGATTAAAACTAAGCTAATTGATTTGCTAGGAAGGATTGCTACGATTGCTAAGAACGGCGGTTGTAGCAATCCCAATCCACCATCTTGTTGACTAGCTGGCGGAAAGTCACGTCGGGCTCCCACCCAATATCCCTAATTTTGGTGGGGTCTCCCTCCAGCCAATGGACCTCGGCGGGCCGCACGAAGCGGGGGTCCCGCGTGATGTGGTCCTCCCAGCGCAAACCCACGCGGTCAAAGGCGTGGAAGAGGAAGTCCCTTATGGTGTGGGACTCCCCCGTTGCCACCACGTAGTCGTCGGGGCGCGGCTGCTGCAGCATCATCCACATGGCGCGCACATAATCCCCCGCGTACCCCCAATCCCTCCGGGCATCCAGGTTGCCCAGTGCCAGCGTCTTGGCGCGCCCCCCAATGATATCCGCAATCCCCAAAGTGATTTTGCGGGTGACGAACTGCGGGCCCCGTAGGGGGCTCTCATGATTGAAGAGGATGCCCGAGCAGGCGAAGAGATTGTGGCTCTCGCGGTAGTTGCGGGTGATGTGGTGCCCATAGAGCTTCGCCACCCCGTAGGGGCTCCTTGGCATCATGGGGGTTTCCTCCCCCTGGGGGGCCGGCGAATTGCCAAACATCTCCGAGGTGCTTGCCTGGTAGAATTTGGTGCGCGGCGACGCCCGGCGGATGGCCTCCAATAGGTTGAGGGGCCCCAGCGCGTTGATGTGGGTAGTGGAAGTGGCCTGGTCCCACGAGGATCCCACGAAACTCTGGGCCGCCAAATTGTAGATTTCGTCGAAACCCTGCTCTACCACCCGCAGCATGTCGGGGCCCGAGGATACATCCCCCAGGTGGAGGGTAATTTGGGGCCGGATGTGGAAGAAGTCAAGGTTTTTGAGGGTCGGGGAGTGGCTGCGCACCACCCCATGGACCTCATACCCCTTGGAGATGAGGAATTTGGCTAGGTAGGGGCCATCCTGGCCGGTGATTCCGGTGATTAGGGCTCGCATGCCCTCAGTTTAGGGGGCCCCCGCCCCAAAATCAAGGGAAATTATGAGCCGAGGAGGTGCGAGCGGAGCATCCAAGCGGCCTTTTGGTGGGCCATCTGCCTCTCCGCCAGGAGATTGGAGGTCGCGGGGTCCTCTTCCGCCGTGAGAGCAACCCCCTTGGCGCACAGGAGACCCAGCTTCTCGTTTTCCACCGCCAAAGTTTGGACCATTTTGCGGTAGTGGAGGGGCTTGGAGGGGATTGGGTCTACGGCGTCGGCCCCCTCGTTGCTGTTGTGGGGGTGTGCGAAGTCATCAAGGGCCCGAATGCGCTCCGCTATGAGGTCTGCTGCGTCCTGGAGTTCCTCGTACTGCTTGCCAAAGAGGTCGTGGAGGGGCCCAAAGTGGGGACCAACGACATTCCAATGGAAATTCTGGGTCTTGAGGGAGAGGGCGAGGGTGCTATGGAGTACGGTTTGCAGAATATCCATGGGGACCTAGGGGAGGTAAGAGAAATGAGAAGGGGGTGTTTTACCCAACGACGGGTGCCCCAAACGGCATTATAGAGTACCC